ATTTATAAATTGTAAAATTGCTGGAGCTTTTGATAATCTTAGTCACTTTATAATCCGCTTCGGCTAACCTTGGGTTAACCTTGGCTATATAACGTTATAGTTATTAGTTTTGACTATCAATTATCATTAGCTCCAATTATAATCAATCCACTCAAACAAAGTCCTCAACTTTGATTTAAATTTGTTAAGCTGTTTTCTTTTTGTCGCCTGGACGCGGAATTAATAATGCTCCAAGCGTTCCGCCGAACAATGTTGGAAGTAACATTCCAACAGGCCCGTTTGGTGTAAACACAGTTTGTTGAAACTCTTTTGCAGATGCGATATATCCGTTTTGAGATTCTTGAAGAAAATTATGTTTCATATTATCGTTTTCTTGTAAACGCTCCCATTCGATTTGATTAAAAGTATGTACATAATCCATCTTCTTGCCTACTCGCACAGCTTCCCATAATGAAGTAAAACCAAAGATAGTTTTTACATCTTCATCAGCATACGCTGCTGCTTCCTCATCCATATAACACAGTGTCGCTCGATCCATCATTGCAGAGCAACCAAATAATACAACCAATAGTAAAGCAGCTACGCCGACAATTAAAGTTTTCAATTTCTTACTCATTTTTGTTCTCCTCAGTAAATGATATTTATTTTAATGTTTTATATTACGCTGATAGCTGATAGTTTTCCGTGGACGGAGACTATTTCTCCATTTATATCTATTGAATCGAAATCCAATTCTTCTACGCTGTGCCAAGCTGTTCCAAGTTCACAATACCCACAACTGTCGCTGAGTCTTAACATCGGTGTTTTATCGCCTCGCTTAAATGTAAATATCCAACCAACTGGAACATCACATAATGGCATTTCTATACACTCTTTGTTTTTGTCTTTAATAATTTGCATAATTTCTCCTCAATAATTTTCGCCGTTTATTTAATCTTTTATTTATCGTCGATAATATTCATACCTTCGACTTTGCTGCCCTTGCCTGCAATCTTTAATAATCCATCCAGTTCGTCTGTAACTTCTTTTGCTAAAGTTGCAGCTTTCTTAGCTGCTTTTAATCGTTTAGCATCGTTAAGAATTATATTTGCAGATGCCAGCGTTCTCGCATCGCCTTGAGCTTCCCATTCTGCATCTGTTTTTTCGCTTGGTAACTTTGCCATTAGTATCTTTCCCTTTGAAATTTTCTACGTTCTTGTATTGTCTTTTGGCCACTCCACTTTCGTGGATTATTACAACATGTTTTTCCGCATGGTTGCGGAGTTGAAACTACCATTCCACTTTGCTTTGGATTATGTGGTTCTTCTAAACCAGACCAGTAAAACCTTCTGGAATGTTGCAACCGTTTATAATCATGTCTTCGTCTCGCTGATTTCAAATTATTACTCTTAATTCCAATCCCAAATATCGTTCTTCTTAAACTGCGGAATTTGTTTTCCAATAAAGAATGCACGTTTTTCTTTTGCTCTCCGCATCCTGCGTCTTAACCGCTTCCACCATCCTGGCGGTTTTTGATAATCTTTATGGTCTCTTCCATTTAAATTTCTAAGGTAATCAAGGTCGCCGGTTTCTTGTCGATATCTATGTTGGTGCTCGTCTGCACTTCTGCGTTGTGTTCGACTCATTTAATCCTCTTTCGCTAAATATCTTTCTAATACGCATTCGTCACATTGACAGCTATCATCGTGTGTTTTATTCATGTGGTTCACTCATCGCTGCCTTTGTAAATTCAAGAGATTCGTTTAACTCTGGATCGAAAGTTGATGGATCGAAATCTTCTGCTGTTGCTTTATCCGCATACATCGCAGCACTAAGTTGGGCAAGATTTCTATTAGCTCGATGTTCTGATGCAAATTGTAATTGTCTTCGCAAATTTGCTTTCGCCAATTTTCTTTTATTTTTTACTTTTTTCAAAGCTCGTAATTTTCCAAAATCCCCGTCTTTTGGGGTATGCCTATTTGTTTTTCCCATTTTCTAATCTCGCCAATTGATTTTTTATAAAAGATATTTGCCGTTTTAAATTTGTCACGGGATTTTTCATTGGATTTTTATCGCCTTGCATTGCTTTACTAATCTTTACAGCAACTTCTGGGCATTTCATAGGATTTTTATCACCTTGCATCGCATTGCTTTGATTTTCATTTTGTTCTTTTAAATGTACATACCCTTGAGCATTCTTTCTTCCTTGCATTGCTTCGCTTAATTTTTCTTTTGTTTTTTCTGAAAATCTTCTACCTTTTGCAGCATTACTCATTTTCAATTTTGTTGCTTCTGTGTGTTTACCAAAAAATCCATCGCCACCAGCAGTAAGATTGTAGCCATTAGAAGCAACGCAATTAAAATTACGAATTTCTTCAATCTCAATTCTATTGGCTTCATCACGAGTTTTGCAAGTGTGAAGAATTGATACCTGCCAATCGTCATATTTTCGCAAAGCTCTTCCTATAAGATATTCATTCCCAAGATGTTGAGACATTCGTTTTTCTAAAAATGCAGTCTGGCCGATGTAACACTTGTTACTTGTTGGGAAGTATATTTTATAAATGTGTATTTTCATAATTAAACCAATGAATTAATTAAATCTTCACTTGATATATTTTCAGCTGCTTCACAACTCTCAATATTGTCGTCTCTTCGATGCTTGTTCTCTAAATCTTGAGCTGATTCGTTTTTATTTGGGTACGGACGCAACTTATGTTTTAATGCTATTCGTGCAGCTTTAATAAATTTCCTATCGCCATGAAAATAAACGTATCTATGTTTTCTTGTTGTCCACTCATGATATATTCTATCGCCGTATTTCTCTCTAAGACATTTTAATATATTGTCGTGCCCTTTGAACTCTGCTAATATCGTAAGCTCATGTGCATTTTCTCGTCCACGCAATTTAACTTGTTTATGCGAATGACTTAATCCAGTATAAACAAAATTTGTAGCTTGATAAACGCAACCTACATGATTCTGGCCCATATCCGCAAAGCTTACAATTATTTTATTCTTTGGAAGCATTTTTATGCTTCTGCCAACTAATAAACTTGCTTCGTTCTTTCTATTATACTTCAAACATAATCTTGTTAACTCTATAATGTTTGGCTCAAAAAGTATTCCTGCCAGATGTACTCTTAACGGCATGCTGCTCGTCTCGCCATAAGTTACGACACCACACAACTCACCATCGTAAAATAAACCAAAAGGATGGCTCATCATTGGCATGCGTTTTGCATAATGGATGTGTAATAAATATGGTTCGCATTCTTTTCTTGTTATTCTTTTAACACAATACTTTTCAGATTGCATTTTGTAATCTAAATCGGGATGCTGGGATCGAACCAGCCCCTCCACGCTGGAAGCGTGGCGTTTCACCCTTGAAACTTCTCCCGTGCCTACTTGAGGCTCTAAAATATCTTCAAAATCTGCACTCGATAATTTGTCTGCTAACTCACAATTATTAACATTATCTATCGTGCTAAATTTATCTTCTAAGTCTCTAATGCTATTTATTCCTTTAGGATAGTCTCGTATTTTGTATGTCAATGCTAATCGAATTCGTTTAATAAACTTTCTATCCCCATGAATGTAAACATATCTATGTTTTCTCGATGTCGTTTCTTTAAATAAATCAGAACCATATTTTTCACGAAGTTTATCAGTCCTATTTGGAACGCCTCTAAACTCATCTAATAATGTTATATTATGTAGATGCTCTTTACCTTTAACTTTCCATATACTTCCTTTGGCACTTAGACCAGTGTATATAAAATTTGTTGCTTGATAAACGTATCCAACATGATCTTGTTTCGAATCTGCGTAACTAACAATTAATTTATTCTTTGGTAAAAGTCTTATACTTCTACCGACGAGAAGACTGGCTTCATTCTTTCGATTGTATTTCAAACAAAGACGATTTAATTCAATAATGTATCGTTCGTTTTCATCACCAGCGATGAATCTTCTCAATGTTGAGCTTGGCGGCGTTCCATATGTTACGACACCACACAACTCATTATCTTCACTTGTAAAAAGGCCGAATGCCCAAGTAATGCTCGGCCACCGATGGGCGTAATGGATTCTTAGAATATAGTCTTCACATTCTTTTCTGGTTATTTGTTTAACAGTGTACATATTAAACTTCACTACAAGAATAAGTTCCGCCACCGCCGAATGGATGCTCACGATATATTTTATATCCCCAACCATCTGAGATATGCGTTAATAAACTTTTTATATCTGCTTTTTGTATGTCGCCATTATCGTCACAAGTTACGCCTTCAAAGTCGCGAATAAGGAACTTACATTTTTTATCTATTATCGATCCAATATAACCATCAGCTGCAACCATTCTACTATTGACAGAGTTAATCCTTATACGAACTAATGGATTTGATTTCTTATAGCGATACTCACAACGAAATACTGGGCCAAGTTTAGCTTTTATGATGTCCCAGTCGCTGCCTCTTACTGAGCTACTTTTCTTTGCTCCACCAGTTGCATCTCCATAGAGTCTTACTAATCCTTTATGTGTATGGCCCCATTGTCTGATTAATAAATCACAAAGCTTTTCAGTATTACTATCTTGTTGTAAGAATATTTCATCAATAGCACAACTGACTAAGCCACGATCCATTCCCTTATTACGTTTTATTAACCATCGCGGTGGAGGAAGTTCTTGCGATGCAATACAATTGCCTGGAATACGATTAAAATCGAAACAAAGATCTAATGGATAGTTTGGATTATATAAAACCCTTTCTCCTGATGGAGGGCAATTTAATTCTTCGTCAAATGCATAATACGTTCTACCCTTAAACGAAACAAACTCGCCACCATACTCTTGGCCATAGACTAATGTATTCAAATCACCACGAGCTGCTTCAGCTTCTTCTGGATTTATTTCATCTGTATGCCATGTGAAAATATCCCAATCATCTTTATCTTTAGCATCTTCAGCTAATTGGAAATAATGGTTCCTTCCTTCTGGAACTCCGATTAAGTCAGCCCATCCAGGTCTATTTAATGTAGACAAAGCTGGTCGAATGTTTTGACTCCAAACAGTAGGCTTAAAGTTTCCAAATTCGTCACCAACAAAACCATCTAACGGTGGGCCTTCGATTCGTTCTGGCTTATCAAGTCCAAGAACTTCGATAGTCGCACCATTAAATAATTTTATTCTTCTGTATGAAATTGATATAGAGCGTAAACCATCGTATAATGCCCATCGTGGAATCATTGCAATAGTATCGTCCCAAAAGATGTCCACTGCTTGACGATGTGTCGGAGCACCTAATACAAATCTTCCTTGAGCTTTTTCAAAGTCAAACGCTTTTAGAATTAATCTACGTTTAGCAATTTCTGTCTTTCCACCACGACGACCAGCGTGAGCGATATTAAATCTTTTCTTAGAGTTCGCATATCGCTGTTGCTCCGCATGAGTTTGCAGCGGAGTCCATCTTGGCGTTAATCCTGGTGCTGTTAGCATTTGTTAAACTCGATGTAGAATTACTCTAAGAAAAACTGATAAACGTTTCCATATGCTCAGTTTTTGATATTTGGAGCCGTATGCTGCCTTATAAGCAGCATTGGATGTTAACTTTGCTGTTCCTGACATTCGACATTCGCCCATGTTAAATTCCTTCCTCATCGTCTAATCGTTGTCTATTTCTTTTTAACTCTTCTTCAGCTTCTACTATGTCTAACTTTAAACGTTGAGCACGAGCTAATATTAAATCGTGCTCTAATGATTTCGTTTCTTTCTGAGTTTCTTGAGTTTCTTTTGTTTCTTGAGCTTCTTTCGATTCTTTCGATTCTCTTTTATTTTCTTGAGTTTCGTTTGTTTCGTTTGTTTCTGGTTTATTCTCTGGTTTATTCTCTGGTTCTGATTCTGATTCTGAAGCTGCGAAAGCAGATCCGTTCGTTGCTTCACGAGCTTTCTTCATAAAGTCGCGTATCGCTGCTGCACGATCTTCAAGTGTCTCTGACTCAACAGCGTTCGCTAAACCTAAAAGATGAGTTAGTTGAGAATCAGCAGCGAGAATATTTTTCGTTTTCTCATGAGGATTTGCCATTAAACGACGAAGGCGCATAATGCTTTCAGCGATGTAATTCCCCTTCTCGATTTGTTTAGCAAGCACATAAAGTTTTTTAAGTGCTTTTACTCTTATCTTTCCACATGTAATGTAATCGATTCTTGGAAAGTATTCGTTAAGCATTCGATTTATTTCTGTTAACGTATGACCGAATGCCCATTTTTCTGCATAGAACTCAACTGCTTCCTCTAAGTTCGCAATATCTTTCCAACCGTAATATGTTTTTTTATCATCTGCCATTCGATGCAATTCTATAAATCATTTTGATTGAATAGATATGTATCCTCTGTCGTCAATAATTTGTTCTAATTCTTCTGATGGCGTTTGATTTCTGCTTAGATACTCTACTCCTTCATTTGCATTTTGAAAATTAGTGTCGTCGTTATTTTTATTTTCATTTGTCTCAGACATTTTATTTCATTTTTACACTTTCTTGAGCTATATCAACGCCATAATCAATTCGATATTATATGGATTTTAATAGCAGAGTAAAGAGAAAAGTTGAAATAAAAATTGTTGTGCGTCGTAAGTCTTTATAAACAAACGACTTACGACGCAAAAATTTATTTTGATATGCTTAGATTTCCTTCAATGTCCCTGTGTCGAAAAAAATTTTTGTGATTACTAAAATACAGCGAATAGTGTGTAAGTGTAGCATCCATAGTATGTTATGTGCTATTTTTATGTACTCTTTTTACCCATGAATTGAACGAGTCAATTTTAAGCATAGAGCTATGCATACTTTTTTGCTTACATTTATTTTTTAATTTAAATTCACGTTTTTTAAAATTAACATAATTACAATTACAACCAGTAATATCTTTTGAACATAATAAATCTTTTTTTGCAATTATAATCTGTTCTCTCTTACAATAAATACATTTAATAATATATTTAAATTGTATTTGTAATAATGGCGTTAAATAATGTACTGCTATATCTAATAGTTTAATTACATTAAAATATTTTATTCTTTTACCAACCATACTTTCTGCTATTTTTATTCTATTTATATTTTTTATTATTATTATTCTACGCTTTTTAAGTTCTAATTTAGTTTGATGGCCGCTACCACCAAGGGTTTTATTATATCCCATAGAATTCTTTTGATACTTATAGCTTTTATAGTTTGCTATTTCAATTCGTTCCCAAATATTTGCTTGGATCAATGAAATACTACTGTGTAAAATCTGAAAACTTTTTATATTTTCAAATCTTCTACGATGGTTTATAAATCGTCGTCGAAAATCTGATGTTAATCCAACATAGAATTTATCATTTGGTAGAATTAAAAGATATATGCAATAGTCTTTTATCATTAACTCTCGATTTCATTTATTAAATAAAGTTTATCATGCTTTTCACCGCTCGTCGAAATATTCATGGCATTATTTGGTACTAATTTGGT